GGCGTGAATCCGTGCAAATGGGCGAGTATTTATCCAATCTCGATGAATTTTGCGATCAAGAGTTGGGCTACTTTGAAGATTGGTAATAGCTCACTTTCGGATAAAAAGTGAAACAAAACAAATAAACATTATTATGAGAGCAGCATTATTAAGACATCAAGAAAAAAGAGACCGGGCATTAGCACTTAAATGCCCTCTTATAGCAGCGAAGCATCAACGTGAAATAGATAAAATACTGAAAGAAAATGGAAAAGGTATTGAGAATAACAATCGAGGTTGATGAATAAAGTCCATGTTACCCATCATACGGTCAACACAAACAGTGATATGGGAGGTCGTTCCTTTGTCTTTTTCCAAGGCATTTATTTAAAACAATTTTGGCCATTAATAAGAGGACTATAAAAAGAAGAATAAAGATGTATGCAGAAAAAGATTCTAACGAAAAAATAATCATACAAGACATATCTGTAGAGATGGCTGAAGTATTAGTTGACTGCATTTGTCGATACATCAGCGAGGGTGATTGTTCGAAATATGACAAGGAGTTGCGTCGGTTGAAAATCGAACTTGAAAAATTGTATTGAAATGCACGTACCTAAAGATGATGAAAGGCTAATTCTGGATAGAACTGCCGGCAAGCTTATCGATATTATTAGTGAGTTTGTTACGCTCCATAAATCCGGTGCTTCTTATAAAGGCGATTGTCCGTGTTGTGGTGCTGCTAATAAATTAGAAATACATCCGGGCAAAGGTGTTTTTAAATGTTTTGTGTGTAATGGGATCTCAGGCACAAAACCTATTGACTTCCTTATGCGAAAAACGCCCAATATGACATATCCGGAAGCTCTTGAATACTTGGCCAGACATATTGGGCATATTATTCAGGAGCCGGCACGAAATACGAAAAAAAATAAAAGCACCACAAATTCCACAAATTCGAAGAAAAGCTATTGCGACAGAATGCTTGCAGCTTCAGGCCTAACGACAGCGGATGTCTTAGCCTCTGTCTTTAAAAAAGATGAAGCGAATACCACTCTAAAGGCAAGGTCGTTTAAAAAAGGTACGATTAATAATCGAGGCGAAGTCGATAACGACGGTGATGATGCTATTATCTGTTACTATGACCTCGATGGTCTTCCTATCGTCTATGATATATTAGATAAGCACCGTAGACCAACAGGGAAGAGAAGAGAGTATTGTCGCGTCCGCTGGCAGTTCCCGGAAGAGCATCTTGATAAAGATGGGAAACCATCAAAGTATAAAACACCTTATGGTGGTGGTACACACATTTATATTCCTGAACGCTTACGACAGGCATACAAGAGCAAAGATAAGATAGATATGCTCTTTATCCAGGAAGGCGAAAAGAAAGCCGAGAAAGCCTGTAAGCATGGCATTATGTCTGTTGCTATTTCAGGTATCCAAAATATTGGAACTAACGGTCGTCTTCCGGAGGATCTTATCCGGATCATCCAACAGTGCGAAGTGAAAGAAGTTTGCTTCCTGCTCGATGCCGACTGGAACGACATCTCGTCAAACATCAAAATCAATGACCAGGTTGAGAAGCGTCCACGTAACTTCTTTTATGCCGTTAAAAATTTTAAGGATTACTGCAGGAGCTTAAAGTCTCGACAGCTCTATGTTGAGATATACTTCGGCCACGTTAACAAGAACGACGCTGATGACAAAGGCATCGACGATCTCTTAGTCAACACACTCAAGGGAAAAGAAGAGGAGCTGCTGCAGGATCTTAAAGAATTACTCAACCATAAAGAACTGACAGGACAATATGTCAACCTTTATAAAATCACTTCAGCTACAGATCATAAGCTCGAGGAGTTTTGGAACCTTAACCATCCGATTAAATTTGCTGAAGCTCACAAAGAAATACTTCAGAATCTTCCGGAGTTTCGTATTGGCAAGCACGCATGGAAATTTAACGAAGAAGGCGAAGTTGTCTCAGCGCAACCGATTGAGAGCGATGAGCAGTATTGGGAAGAGATAGAGAAAGAGGATCGTAATCATAACCCTTACACTGTCTATAACTTTAACTATGCCCGGTGCTTCCGTTTCCTGCAGAACCGTGGCTTCGGCCGATATCGTAAGATTGATAATTCAGTTTGCCTGATACACTTGGAACCTCCGATTGTCCGGATTGTAGAAGCTCAGGACGTTAGAGACTTTGTAACGGACTTTACGAAATCGATTGCAAGCGAAGCTGTTCTGAACATGATATATAAGGGTGGTCCTCAATACTTGGGACCTGATAAGCTATCCAACATCGACTATATATATCCTAACTTCGAGAATGCTACTCGAGATAAGCAAATGTTTTTCTTCGATAATACCTGTTGGGAGGTTACGAAGTCCGGAGTGCAGGAGTATGACTACACCAAGGTACAAGTGCATATTTGGAGTAACAAAAAACATTCATTCCCGGCAAAGAAGTTACCACCACTTATCAATATCGAGCGAGACCCGACAACTGGACGTTTTAATTATCAGGTCACAGATACAGGCAGCAAATGTCATTTCCTGCAGTTCCTTATCAATACCAGTAACTTCACCTGGAGAAAAGAGAAGCTTAAAGAAGAGCAGCTAAGAAAAACAGGACGAACAGATATTGAGATTCCTGACGATGATATTTTAGATAACATAGAACACCTTCTTTCGAAGATGTCGGCAATCGGATTTATGTTAATGGAAGGGAAAGACCGCTCGGTTTCAAGAGCCGTTGTCGCAATGGATGGAAAACAAAGCGAGGTTGGTGCGAGTAATGGACGATCAGGTAAGTCTATAATCGGTGAGATGTTCAAGCGCGTTATGCCGGCATTTTACATCAATGGAAAAACACGAGACATACAGGCTGATCAATTTCTATGGAACGATCTTACAGAAGGAATGCGCTGCTGCTTCATCGATGACGTTCTCCCTAATTTCAACTTCGAGTTTCTTTTTGCCAATATTACCGGCGATTGGAATGTGAACTACAAAGGAGGGGGGCGCGCTACCTTCCCATTCCCTGTATCACCTAAAATATATCTAACAACAAACCATGCACTCAACGGCGACGGCTTTTCCTTCATGGATAGGCAATGGCTTATCGCTTTCTCAGACTTCTATAACAATACTCATAAACCAACCGATGACTTTGGCGTTATGTTCTTCGATGAATGGGATGGTGACCAATGGAATCTTCATTGGAACTTGATGGCAGAGTGTGTCCAAACATACTTGCGCTTTGGTGTAATAGAAGCTCCCGGCGAACGTCTCGAGGCGCGCCGGTTACGACAACAAATTGGAGAAACATTCATCATGTGGGCGGATGAGTATTACTCTGAGATAAGCAGGCTTGGTAGCAGGCTCACAAGAAAAGAACTATACGACAATTTCAAGGAATATGCTCCGGAACAAAGAAAGTATTGTACAGCAATCAACTTTAAGAAGAAGTTCATCAACTATTGTAAGCTTAAGGGATACATCTTCAATCCGGGTAGATTTGACACGATCTCTGGCCAACCACTCTTTTTTGATCAAGACGGCCGTCCGGACATGGACGACAAAAGCAACGGTGTTGAATATTTCACTTTAGGCGTTCCTACGGTTAATACTTCAGACTTAAACATTTTAGGATAAATAAAAGAATATTACTATGTTTGCAGTGACTTACATAGACAATGGTGGAGAAATCCGCCTGAATGCAACAGGCTTTTTTTATGCCTTGCTGCAAACGATATGCGGTTCTGTACCCCCGTGTGGAGCGTTAATGCGCCCACTGCTGCCATTGTGTATGTGTAAGTCAACGGGAAAGGCAGAACCGTTTTTCTTTCTGCCCACTACAAACAAATTTTATCTGTAATGACTTACACAGAAAAATCAAGTTTGAATGGGATTGATATATCCACATCAAACACGTCCACTCACGAAACGAGTTCTCTTTCTTTCTCCGGTAATCCTTTTCAGGATCTTACTCAGTTCGGTTTCGATTTACACGCTTGCTCCATTCGCTATCGGCGTTCTCGCAATTCTTCCGGCAATACCATCACCGGAGTATTCAATATCTCCGGTCGTGTCACTACAATGGGGGCGAACAGCTATTCGGAGCTAATCCTTTCCATTATTCATAAACAGATGGAGTATCAAACTTACGTCTCCTTATGCCATAAAGCAAAACGTGAACGTAATCGGCAGTCATGGTTAGAGAACCATCCGGAGTATTCAATAAACTAATATTTATTAATTTCAATTTATCAATTATGAAGACAGATTTTTTAACAAAAGTGAATGGAGTTGCCCTTCAAGTGGCAGTAGTAGATGGACAAAGGCTAATTCCAATTAAGCCGATTTGTGAAGCATTAGGGATTGACAGAAAGGCTCAGCAAGACAAACTATCTGAGGACAATTTCCTATCTTCAGTCAGGGTACTCAGTCCCCAAACTGGAGCTGATGGAAAAGAGTACGAAATGGTATGCTTACCACTTCAATACATTTTTGGTTGGTTGTTTACCATCAATCCTAAGAACGTAAAAGAAGAAGCTCGTGAAACCGTAGAGAAGTACAGAACGGAATGCTACAATGCTTTATACAACCAGTTCTTTGGGAATATAAAGAAACAGATCGAGGTTAACGAAATGGAAATTAAATTACTTGAGGAAATCAACGAAATGAATGAGACCAAAAATAAGCTAACAGGAGAGCTTAGAGAGAAGAAAACAAAAGTTCAAAAGATTCGAGAGGCAAGGCTAATCAATGAACCTTCACTTTTCGAATAAAGTAATAGGCTATGGGGAAAAAGCGGAACAAAATAATAGTAGCGGTCAGTTCTTCAGAAGAGGAGCGTCGGAGCATGGTCTGCCGTATTGCTGTGCAGCTTGGCTTTGCACTAACTCCGACAGATGCCGGTAAGATAGTGAAAAGCACTATTCTTGATTATGACCTGATGAATTCATACTTCGTATTTGTTCATACTTGTAACTTGCGTGAGAGTCCTATCACAACACATCGGTTGTATGAATTAGCTGCGCGTGGTGTCGCTGTAGTAATTGGAGTTAAGCGTTTGTATTCAGAACACGAGTTCTTTAGTGACGCTTACTATCCTTCAGATTTTACACGGTTATGATTTTCTAAGATTTCGCCGTCCCCCTCGGCCTCCCCCTTCTTAGTATATAAAAATTTGGTGCAGTTGTGCTTAAGGTTGTGGAAACAGCCAGTACAGCTGCACTAATGTTTTTTAAAGGCTATAAAAGGGGGGAGAGCGATCGTGCAAAGAAACACCGGGACACATATATATATTCTCTTTTTTTTATTTATTCATTTTTGAAAAGAGACTACCCTAAAAAAAGATAAAAAAACTGTGCAGTCGTGCTGTGTCGAAATTTACACGTGTAAATATTTGAAAATTAAATGTTTACAATAGCACTCTTTTAGCACAAAACAGCACAAATAGCACAAAAACAGCACAAACAGCATAGTTGTGCTATTTTCTTCATTCTGGACGGCTTTTGTGCTAAAACTGTGCTGACATATAACCCTGTATATTAAATGGTTACGAGCAATACAGCACAAACAGCACGAAAGCACAGCTTTTTTAGCCATGTTTCGGCAGGGGTGGTATTCAGAGTATTGTTTTTCTATGTTGTATTTATTTAATATCTTTGTTATTAGGTGGTTAAGTATCATTTTAATACTAAAAATAAAACAACGCTATTGATGGTTTGTACAAAAATTCTGATAAAAGAGCATCTAAAAGAGTACATATTGGGCAAATTTAACGAGACACAGAACGGACCGGTAAGGTTTCCTGATAGGTATGAATTATACCACCTTATCTATGATCTGACTGAAACACGTCCTGCCGGAGCTATTGACACTGGTAATTTGGAGATTATTCTTCCGGAGCGACACAACGGAAAAAAAACGGCAACATTCAACTATTTAGGCATTCGTTCACAGCGTCTAATCGAGGATAAGATAGAGACAATGATGTGGGCAGAGGTTCATGATCTGTTAGACTCCGAGAAACACAGACGTGGTCTTCAATATAATGACACGGTCTATAAGTTCATGAAGAGGTATAGTATCGTATCACTGTCAGAAGATGCTTTCCTAAAAAATTTCTATCGCTTCAGGGAGAAGGTTCGCAAGAAGACATTGCGGAGAAATTACAGACCTTCTAAAAGTGTTAAAAACAATTAAAACGGACATTTCTTTTAGTATCTAAAGCGTGTCGATTTGTCCGATTTTGTCGGAAAGTTGGCGGAAGAATGGCGAAGTGTTTAGGTATCAATTAATTAAAAATATCATGAATGAATTTTGTAGCAAAGTAGAAGTTTTTCTTGTTTCCGATGTTCTAAAAGCAAGCCAAACAGAAGTATTTCCTAGGAGCGGAAAAAGTGGTTATACATTTCTTGCAGATGAATTTAACCTTACAGCAAAAGGAAGTGCAACGGAGGCCGGAACGTTATACAATATTGATGAAACGCTGATTATAGAAAAAGTTTCCGACGATATCGCATCCATCTTTCGGACTGAACGTTCTGTTATAATTGCTCTTAACGTTACGAATGGTTCTCGTATCCTGGGTACATTAGAACTGCCGGCAAAGGTCTCCATTACCCAGCAGCTGAACAGGTCACAACTAATATTAAAGTGTAAAAGCTTAATTAGTCCCCTTTAGAAGTCCTTTTTGCCGTATTACGATATAACGTACTTAGCGTTATAAATGTAATACAGATGAATAGTCAACTTAGAGAATTACAATCACTGTTATCTTCCAATGGACGTTTACTTATTACTGACGACGAATATAGGAAGGCCTTATTAGAACTTCTCCCATTAACACAGGGCGCGCTGGTCGGTAATGATTATCCAACTTATAAGAAAATAGTATCGGAAGAGCTTTCGGCTCTTTCTTTAAATAATGATATAAATCTGACAGATCAATACACTGCAGATGATACTCCTGTTAACTCCTTGGCCTATTACCGGATAAAAGGACTTATCACTTCTTCTTATTATTGGCGTTTTTCGACAAAAGAGTTTGAGCAGGATCTTCTCCATGCTGAACAGAATCCCGGCATTAGTTGCCATTTTTTACATATAACCTCTGGCGGTGGTGAAGCATGGTATTTAGACAGATTGTCTGAAACCATGCGTTCGCTATCCAAACCTATCTATGTATTCATAGAAAAGCTTTGTGGTAGTGCGGCATACTATATTGCTTGTCACGGCAGTGTGGTAAAGGCTTTAACGCCAAATGACTTAATAGGGTGTATCGGGACTATGATTAGCTTTTGGAACCTTGATTCATATTTTGAATCTATCGGTTTCAAAAAGATTGAAGAATATGCTACGAAGTCAGATCTTAAGAACAAAAAGTATAATGATCTGAATACTGGGAAACCGAAACAGTTTATCGAAGAAGAGTTGAATCCTCTTCAGGAACAGTTCGAATCCACTGTTCGCGGGTGTCGGCCACAAATAGCAGCTCTCCCTGAAGACCATCCTGTTGTCCGTGGTGAAACCTATATGGGTAACATTGCTCAGGAGGTTGGACTAATTGACGGTATTATAAAATTCGATGAAGCTTTAGAAGAAGCTTATGATTTAGGTATTAAATGGTCCGAAAGTCAACTACAACAAAGAAATCGCGCTCTTTCATTAATATAAAAAGTAAAAAGTATGAATTTTAAGCAAATGTTTTCAGGCATCTTGAGTGCCTTGGGCTTATCCGACAAGGCTAAGACAAACACTCTTTCTGATGAAGATTGGAAAAACATCGATGATTCTTTTAAGGAGAAATATCAGATGTCTATTTCCGAGGCCATGCAGAAGAGTGAGCAAACTGTTCAATTAGAAAGAGAGCGTAGCCAGGCTCTTACTATTATCAACTCAGTTCAGGACGTTACTGATGAAGGTACTGTGGGCGAAGGAGATGGTGAAGGTAGTGAAGGTGGAAATGACTCAGATAACAGCTCTTCTACTAACACAGCACATGAAGATCTTGTTCAAGGAGTAACTGCACTTACATGCAAGGTTAACTCTTTATCTGCTCAAAACACAAAACTTCAACAAACCATTGACAACATGGCACCAAAGGCAACAACAGACACTCCAGAGACTAATGTAAAAGCAGAAGTCACTGTTTACGGTCCGGGAACAACAGCAGCTCACTTGTTTGGCATTGAGCATTCATTATTCAGCATGGATAAGCGTTGGAATATCATTTCTGCCAACACGGCATATTCAACTATTAATCCGGCAGACGATGAAGTAGATGGTACTGCGTTCCAAACAGAAGTACGTAACTATGGTAAGTCATTAGCTGCTCGCTACCATTTCTTACAGCAAAATAAGATGTTGGATGCTGAGAAGCTTAACTCAGGGTTTACCAACGACTTCACAAACCTTGAAAAAGCAGGATTGGGTGATCAGTATGTAATCTTCCGTCAAGATGCATTGATTGCAAGAATTATTTCTTTACAGAATGTTTATGACCTGTTCCCTCGCAGATATGGTATTCAGGATCGTGAGTTGATGACCAACGCTTTCTTCTCTGAAATATCTCAAGCATATCAGATTGGAGAAGTCTGGAAGGGTGACATGGAGCTTCAACCTGAGATGGGTCACGTTGATGACGCGATGGCTAAGGTTCGCTTCGGTCCACTAAAAGAACTCGAGCGCAAGTATATCGGTTATTTGAATACTGATGGTTCAGATTCAATTAAGTGGGGTATGATCGAGTGGCAATTGTTGCAGATATACACTCAATTGGTTAATGAGCAAAACCGTCGCCGTATTCGTGGTTTCTACATTGATCCTGAGAAAGGGAAGCCGGGTAGTTACTTGAACTCATCAACAGGTTTAATCTATACTCTTCTTAGATATCAGCACGAACACACTCTTCTTCCTCACTCAGAAGATGCGTACAACGATTACTCGGAAGCAACTATCCTTGATGCGACCTTGGAATTTATCAAGGATGTAAAAAGAACTTTGGATGAAGATCTTGACCTTGAAGGTTTCGCTATCTACTTGAACAAGAATCACAGAGACTGGTGGATTGCCGCTTGTCGTGCGAAATACGGCAAGGACATAGACTTTACAGGACCAATGAGTAAAGTAAATGTTGTTCCTGACTCAACTATCCCAATCAAATGGGTGCCTAATATGGGACAATCAAAGCTTATTTTCATCCAGGAACCGGGTAACCTTCAGTGTACAGAGTTTGTACCGGGAGAAATGTTATCCTTCAAAGTTCAAAGCAGGATGGAAGAGGTTATTGCATGGGCAACATGGAAGGAAGGTTTCACCGCTACATTTATCGGAAAGCATTTCCCTTCTTTGTCTGATCTTAAGGCTAACGAATATTCTTTGCAAAGAGTGTTCTGTAATAAGCCGGCGACAATCTTAGATGCTGATGCAACAACAATCGAACCTAACAAGCAGTTTTGGTTTATCACTCCGGACAATATTGCAGCTACAGTATTAACAGATATTCCTGGTGCAAGAAAAGGTATCGTATATATTGTTGAGTGTGGTGGTATAGACAATGCAACCACCATCAAGAAGGAAGGTACATTTGCAGCCATTACTGCAGCATACACTCCGACAAAGGTGGGTGATTATATCATGGTTGCTCTTAACAGCGAGGGTAAATTCTTGGAGTTGGAGCGTACAGTTGACGGTATTCGTAAGATCAACAAGGAACTGCAGCCAAACATTCCTGGTGCCAGATAATTATTAACGAGAAATGATATCAGGTACTCCTGATATCATTCTTTTTTTACCAATTTAATATTACAATCATGTCAAATAAAACAAAGAATAATAAGGTATTATCCTTTATTCGTTCTCAAGAGCGTGCGTATAAAGCACGTAGGAACTTACAGGTGAAATTTCTTTGCTGTATAATGTTGCTCTTTGCTTCAGTATCGGCTTTCGCAGCAATAACCTCTCCTGAAGATGCAAAGGTCTCTACAGAAATAGTTATCGGAACAACGCTCTCCTCAATGATGGCCATCGGAAGTATAGACGATGTTCCTGATAGCGAAGTTGCCGGCGAATCAATTGCGTATAAAGTTTGGTTGCTTGAGACAAAGCAATTAGCAGACAACGCATCTTTAGCTCCTTCTGCAAATCGGGAAATATCGACGTTACTCTTAAAGCCTGGAGAATATATGCATTATTTCGAGGCACACGATATACCTACTTATACAAGTTCAGGGGAGAAAGGAGACCTTACCATTGCGTCTACGAATACATTTACAATAATAATGGGTGGTGTTCGAGATAAACTTCTCAATTTTATAGAACAGAAAGCCGGGTGTAAATTCATTATCGTATTTCAGGAGTGTGAATCGCCTAACAGGTTTATCCTTGGTAATCCATGTAAGCCAATGGTCCTAAAATCTTACAATTTGAACAACAATAAGGAGAACCGCTCTGTTACGTTCACATTCGAGAGTAGGACTATCAGGCAGTACAATAAGTATGTTGGAAATATCATATCTCGTCCTCCTGCAGCTCACACTCCGGGCGCGACAACACTTAACCTTTCTTCCGGCGATGACATTTATAATATCCCTGCAGGAACTTCCGCATACAGTATCGATGCTATCTCAGGTCTAACAGACTCGGATAAGGGACGAAGAATCACGCTTGTAGGAACAGCTGCTTCAAACGCAGCAAGTATTGCCGACAGTGCATCTTTCGTTCTCTCTGGAGGAGCTACTTGGACAGCTAAGAATGGTTCCTCTATTTCTTTCCAGGTGTTGGATGCAACTACCCTTGTTGAAGTTATTGGTTCAAGAGTTCAAACATCATAAAATCTTTGAGATATGGCATATAACTTCAAAGAAAAAGCCAAGTTCCTTCGGGAACTTGGTCACCCATCACACGCAGAGAGCGATTTGCTACTTTTGCTAAAGCTTGCTCCACAACATGATTTGGCAAAGACAGCAAAACCTTTTCCAAAGCGTTACGCAGAACAAATTCTTTATGCTCTACTCGACATAACGACAGCTGAAGCTATCATCTTAAATCGTCGTGAAGAAAACAATCTAAAAGAGGAAACGACTGTTGAACCTGTTGTTGACCAGGATGAAACTCCTGGAGAGGAAACAACTGTTGAACCTGTTGTTGACCAGGATGAAACTCTGGTAGTGGATGAACAAAAAAAAACGACCGACAAAAACTCCAAAAAGAAGACGAATACAAAAACATAAATTGGAGTAACATTTTTGATAAGGATGTACAGATTGCAACGCTTCTGTACAACGACCGCGTAAATTCCTATCGTGAAATGAAGGTTCTGGATATCGACCTCGACAACAATCCGACAGAAAAAGCTGTGGAGAAAATGGCAGAGACTCGCATTCGGAACCTTCAATGTTTTGAGGAACTTGAATCTTTCAATAATACCGGTAAGTGGAAAAACACTCATCCTCTCCTTATTCGCTTTTCTGAAAGATTCCGCCTCGAGGAACTACGACGTAAAGATCCTGAAGAATTCCTAAAACGTTATTCTGATTGTAGTGGCAATATAAAGAGGTATAAGTCATATCTGAAAAATCCTAATCGAGAGGAAAAACGCGATACAGATAAAATAAACCTGACAAAACACCAGGAAATGAAAGTAATTTTTGAAAGCATATTGAAAGATGAATAAAATAGATATATACAACCTTGGTAACCTTCCGACAGCTCCTCTTGATGCATTTAACGAACTGCAAGAAGATTTTAAGATTCCGGATCCTGACAAGTCGGCAAAGCTGCAGATGCTAATAATAACAAGAGGATTTAAGTATGCATTCAAAGCATGGAAGGATGAAGAGGGTAAACTATGGATCATCGATGCTCATCAGCGTCGTTTGGCGTTGATGACTCTTCGTAAATCGGGATTTGAAATACCTGAGATACCTTATGAGCCAATTTTCGCCAAAGACAAGAAAGAAGCCGTCGAAGAAATCGCAGCATATAACTCAGAGTTTGCGAAAAAGAACCCGGACACACTCCTGTTTCAGAAATACAATATAGGTGCTGATACGATGGAACGTTTCAACCTTCCATTTGAGGCAAAGGCTTTAGATTTTGGAACAAAGAAAGAATCCCTTTTCCCTGATAGTGCCAATGATGACGAAGAAATAATAGAAGACTCCGACTTTGATTTACCTTCTCCGGAGAAAACAGTCACTCGTCCCGGTGATGTATGGTTACTTGGCGAACATAGGCTTATGTGTGGAGATAGTCTCGAAAGCAAAGCTATTAAGCTTCTTATGAATGGCAGGACTGCTGATGCTGCAGTATCAGATCCTCCCTACAATGTTGATTATGTAGGGAAAACGGAAGACAGTTTGAAAATAGATAGTGATTCTATGGAGAATGACCGCTTCTTGTTATTTCTTCAGCAGGCATTCGGGAATATGTTTGCTGTAATGAATGCAGGCGCGCCCATCTATATATTCCACGCAGATAGTGAAGGTGCAAACTTTCGCCTGGCATTCAAGCACGCAGGCTTTAAGCTTGCTCAATGTTGTATTTGGGTGAAAAATGTTCTTTGTCTTGGCCGTCAGGACTACCAATGGCAGCATGAGCCTGTTCTTTATGGGTGGAAGCCGGGTGCAGCTCACACTTGGTTTTCGGATCGCAAACAAACGACCCTTTGGCATTTCGATAAGCCACAACGCAACGCAATACATCCTACAATGAAGCCTATTGCCTTGGTCGCTTATCCTATCAGGAACAGTACAGCTCCTCGTGCCTTGGTAATAGACTTCTTTTCCGGATCAGGATCTACCATCATGGCCTGCCAACAAATAGACCGTGTGTGTTATGCTATGGAATTATCTCCTGAATATACAGACGCTACTGTTCGTCGGTATATGTCCATGTTCAGGAACCAACCAATACAACTCGTTAGAGATGGGCAAACGCTTAGTGTGGAAGATACATCCAAATTACTAAACAATGGATAATGATTATACCAATCAAATACGATCGTTCGGAGCAATGGGTTACAGCTCCGAACGTATTGCGGATCTGCTTAAGCTAAAAGGGAAGGAGAGGGCGGTTCTGATTGTTCGCCTGTCTATTCCTGAAGACGAATATTATCAAGCCTACAAGAATGGCCATGCCATAGGTGAGTGGAATATAGATGCTGAATTAGCGAAACAAGCAGAACGCGGAGATATAGATGCTATTGCAGCCTTAGGAGAGCGTTCAAAAAAACGTCGTATTAATGATTTGAAAAAAGACTTATTTGGCATATGACACACCTCGAGCGTTTAGAACATTTGCATCCGGATATAATACAGCACTATCTCACCACCGGTGAGAGCAAAGGTATCCCTGAAGAAATACAATTATTCCTAAAGCAAATGCAATGGGGTGCTGAGATTTATGAGTATGAACGTAACATTACTCGAGCAGCTCGTAAACTTCGCTCACGCATCCAAGCTCTACAAGATTTAGATGTAGATATACGCACCTGCAAGGCACGTATCTATTCTGCCATGACATACTTTAACATGGACAACAATGTCGCTGTCAAGGTGTGGGAGACAGATTTTGCAAACAAGTATGAAGACCTGGCGAAGTTGGCCATAGATGCCGACGAATACAAAACGGCGAAGGCTTGCTTTGATGCAGCTCACGAATGTCGCGTACGAGCATCGGAAGCAGCTCTAAAGGAAAACGCCTGGGCACCGGTGTTCCTTATCTCAAATGATATCACGATTGAGCAACTTGGTTTCCAAAAGAAAAACCTAAAGTCCATAGCAAAGAAAAGCAACGAAGGCTATTATATAAACCTTATTGAAAACCTTCCTATCGAAAAAGAAGAAAAGCAACGCCTTCTCCGAGATGCCAATATAGAAGATGTCGACATAATAGAAGAAACATTTGATGACAGCGAATAATATCGAACATACTGAACCCTACTACATGAACCTTATGCAGGTTCGGGCAAACGTAGTTGACGCAAATACACAGATAGTGGAAGTAGCGCGTGCCGGCGGAAAGACTGAAGGGGTTTTCGGTCCGCGCATAATAAAGGTAGCTAATGATATGCCAGGAGAGTTAGCCTTCCTGGTGCATAAAACATATACAGCTCTTTTTACAAACATCTGGCCGAACATACAAGCGTATTTCAGTCGCCCTGTACAAGGCACCGGGCGTCCCATGCTTGAGTATGGAGTAGATTATATCGTCGGAGAAAGTAAAATACCACATCACTTCCGTCGTCCGCGCTATCCGATAGCGTTTCCCAAACACAGCATCCTGTTTCGCAATGGCTTTCACCTGCAGTTAGTATCGAGCGATCAGCCGGAGTCTGTTGCCGGACGTTCAGGCGTTCATGCCTTTATTGAGGAAATGAAGCATCAAAAAGGAGAGAAACTAAAGACACGTCTTTTCCCTTCGCTCCGTGGTTCCTCCGCAGAAATACGACAAAGTCAGTACTACCAAGGCATAACAGGCGTAAGCGATACGGCTCGTGTTGATTTAGGCGAGGATAATTGGTTTGAAGAATATGAACACCTGGTTAATCCTGAATTGATAGATGAAATTGCAACGGTATCGTTTCGTGTGAACGAATCCCTGATAAAACTATATAAGGCAGAACAGCTCGCACGTAATGAGAAAAATGTAATAATACTTGAGAAGATTCGCCTTGACATAGAAAAGGAAAAACGTATTTTAGAGTTATGGAAGCCTCGTTTGTCGGAGATGCGCCAAAACGCAACATACTTTATCCGTGCAAGTTCATTTGTCAATAAGGATATCTTAGGTCCTAAATTTTTCAAAACACAATTAGACTCCCTTAATATAGATGAGTTCCTAACAGCTATATGTGCTATACGAAAGAAAGCCGTTGTAAACAGATTCTTTGCTAACTACAACCCTCGACGACATCAGTTTACCGATAGTTATAAATACGCGTCAATTATGCGTATGGACTTAAAGGAATACTTTAAGCTAACAGCCTTTTATCTAAAGTACTTCAAGCCACAAGATGAACTGCTGTTAGGCTATGACCCCGGTAACTTCAGCAGCTTGGTTGTTTCCCAATTTCATCGAAACGAAAGCGAGCTACGCATAATTAAAGAGTTCACCTGTTATACTCCGTACCAGCAGCCGGAACTCGCTCAGAAGTTTAATGAGTTCTTTGGCGCGGATGCACGAAACAAGACAATAAAGCTGTACTATGACCGTGCCGGGAATAAACGAAAAGAAGAGTTCGAGCAAATAACAACAGATGCACGTTTATTAAAAAGAGAGTTAGAGAGTTACGGCTTTGATGTTCAACTAATGAATGAAGGTCAAGCAACTATATATCATTGGATGCAATACAAACTTCTTCTTCTGTTATTCGGTGAGCAAACAAAATCTTTTCCTAAAATACTGATTGACGAAAACGAATGTCCGAACCTCTGTTCGTCAATAATGCTTTCGCCTCGTAAACAAATAGACGGTAAAATAGAACTCGATAAGACAAGCGAGAAAAAAGTTGCGCTACAATACCAGGCAGGACTAACAACACAACTTCCGTCAGCTCTTATATACTTACTTCATGGGTTGTTTTATGACAGTATGCCGAATGAATATAGTTCAATACCGGATGATTTACCGGGCAATTTGATGTCATAAAGTATCCCCGATACTATAATAATATCATGTGCAGGATATAATAATAAACCCTTTTGACTTTGAAAATACATCTAATCGTTTGATTCCCTGCTTTTCTTTTGCTTCAAGAAAAAAGAAAAAACTTTTGTACCTCTCCATTTACCACGCAACGCTGAGTTTTTGTTCTGCGTTGCACGAGAAAAAATGATCGGGAAATATGACAGCCTGATGGGTACTCGTGTCCTTTATTGCTCTGACTCTGTGCAATACATTCGCACAGATGGAAACGATAACAGGAATTCTCGCACTGCAATGGGCAAAGGAGATATCGAAGCTACCTGACGGACGCTTCACTATATCTTTCTTCCCATACTCACGAGCAAAGAATAAAGCATCGTCCAAACTTGTTACCAAGGTAGGGTGTAAATATAGAGCGCAGCTCCCTACCGACCGCTTTCAGGTTAATAGCGATAATTACTTACTCTTTACAGATGAGAAAGGTGATCCGAAATCCTGCTATCGGATCCTAATACGTTACATTGGATTTCCACAAGATGGGTTTAAACTTCATAAAGTAGATTGGCTATGAGCAAACTGCAGCAATGGGGCAATATGGGAAGTTACCTTGATGAAGGTAATGTTATCACTTTCCGGATAGGCTCCGATACAAACCGTGCAAGTCAGGCACTGACACAACCGGATGATTTCTCAATAAAATATTCTAATACCGAACAGGCACGATGGCTTGGCGTTGATGGGTTCAATGTCCTGGCACGCGGATTAGATAATCAGAAGTGCGAGCGTATCGAACGTGACATCAAAGGAAATCGTCTGCTTCCTCGTTTGATTAACAAACAAGTTAATATGCTATATGGCAAAGGTCCCCATATATATAAGGAGCATATTGATGGTGGTAAAATAAAAAGAGAATGGCAGGAAGAACCAACAATCCTGAAATGGCTTCGAGGCTGGGAGGACAATGGCATCGAGATGAGCTATAAAGACTTTGGTCTTGGTGTTATTAAACGCTTCTATTTCTTCAGGGACTTCTTCGTTAAGAAACGGATGTCTTTAGGTAAAGCTGTAGGTCGTTATCCAATTGCCGGTTGTGAGCTGGTAGAAAACAAACTTTGTCGATTGGCCACAACAAAGAAAGATGCAGCCACGGATATCGTGCTATATAATGACTTACGACATATACTCGTTGGTGATTGGCAACGTGGAAACAACTTCAAGGCATATCCTCTTTTCAGACTTCGAGATATCGATAAATATAATTTCGCTGCTATCTCCCATCACAGGGAGAGTAGTGTTGGTGAGTATTATGGCGAAAACGAAACACATGAAGGGGTTAAGATACATCTTAAATCATCAAATGAACTTCCTCAATTTATTGACTCGTTTCTCAATAATGCATTGGCAGCAAAGGTTCATGTTATTATACCAAATGCGTGGGTTACTTCAAAGCGCACTCAGATCGAAAAGATATGCAAAGAAAATGCCGATCGAAAGAAAAAGAACGAGCCGGAGCTCCGGTATAACGGCTTAGCAGTCGGTTCTGTTTTTCGTGAGTCTCTTTTGATTGAGTTTATGAAACAAGAGCTTAACCGTTTATCATCCTTCTTGTCAGGAAAAGATAATCAGGGCAAGGCTTATGCAACTGTATCATTTAAGGCCGGGGCGACAGAAGCTGAAGAATGGAAAATACAACCTATCGACCTGAAGTATAAAGAGTATATCTCGTCCTTGATTGAATACGACAAGCATATCAATGAAGTGTTATTGGGTTCTGTCGGAATGGATGCTTCAATATCTTCTGTCAGCAAAGATGGTGTTATCTCAAAGTCCGGCTCCGACGTTTATTACAATTATCTTCTTTACCTGATGGCATTAACGCCCGATGATGAGAAATGCTCCGAACCGTTCAACAACTCTATACGTGCAAATTTTCCAGAACTGTATGAGCAAGGTTTCCGAGTTGGGTATCTTCGAGAAACACCAACCAGGCAGGAAGATGTGTCAAGTAAGGATCGCTTAAATCAACAACAATCATGATTACTGTTTTAGAAAGTATTTTCCCAACCCTTCAGGACTTCCGTGAATTTGCACCGGGCGTTTCGTCAGATATTGAAATGAAAGAGCTAAACAGCTCGGCAATATCAGCGAAAAAGAGAATTATGAATGTTATCACTAAGGATATTTGGGCCTCTGTTACCGAGCAAGGCAGTTCGGACGCTTATTCCCATCTCCGTATGGCAATGGCTAACCTAACCATGCACCAACACTTAATCTTTGATATCATATCAAAACGCGTGAGCGGAGGGGGTGAAGTATATAAGAGCGAACTTGAAAAAATGCTTCATAGCTATATTGACAATTATTATAATGCAATGGATTCCTTACTGCAGGAATTAGAGACTTCTGAAGACTTCAAAGAGGCGTGGCTTCAAACACCTGGATATGCAGATATCTCGGAACTCAAGATCTCGACAGCTGCTCTATTTGATTCTTTCTATGCAATAGACACATCTTATTTATTCTTTTTCAGAACAATCCATATCCAAAAAGAGGTTTTGGATGATGTTATAGGCTCTTATTTTGAACGTATCAAAGAAGTAGAACGTCCGGAGCTCGAAAGAAAACTACTCCGTGCCCTGGCTCAGTTCGTAGTCTCAATTGCTGTCATTCGATTTGATATTATTGAGCTTCCGGCAACAATTAGGAGCCTGTTCGATGAACAGAAGAGTTCACGTTCAGGATTAGATGAACACTCTCGAATGAAAGAACTATCTGCAGATCTCCATAAATCGGCACTCAATATTTTACAAGGAGTGGATCTTATACTTAACCAACCGGAATCCGGAAGTATCGATACGGAAACTTCATTTAATAAGCCGGATGATAAAATCTTCTTGCTCTCATGAATGCACCGACAATACAATTCAACACCTCTCTGGGTGAATATGAATTCCCAAACAGGTGGGAGCTGTTATCGCCAGCGTTATATCTTTTTCTGTGTAACCTAATCGAGAAATATAGTAAAGGAAGTATATCTTACCGAGAATTACACATCGCGTATGTGTGCGCTGCTTTAGAGTTGGATCCCAAAAGAATAAAGGAGACATCGGCTTACGAAAATGTTTATCTTTTATCAGAACAGGTTGATTTTATCTTTAACCAGGAAGGCAAACTAAACACTTGCTTTCTCGCTCAGTTGGTCCCGGAACTAACTGTCAAACGGAAGTCTAAAATCACATATAAGGGTTATGCTGTCAATAAAGCACATGACACGCTTACCTGTTCTCTCACAGCTCTGCAATTTATCGAAGCATACGAACTTATTGGAAGTCATCAGCCTGCGAAGCTTCCGCTTCTTGCTGCTGTTCTTTATCATCCAGGGAAATACACATCGGAGAGCGCACACACGTTATCCGAGCAATTTGCCGAAGTAGATCCTGTTACTCTTCAGGCTATTGCACTTAATTTTTCCTCTTTTGCTGCTTACCTCTTCTCCAAGACGGATTTCAGGATCCTGCACTCAAGGAAGAGTGACACGGCCAAACAAATAACTATTAGCATGGCCGACAGCCTTTATAACCTGTCAGCTGATGGTCTTGGTGATGCTGACGCGATAGAGCAGCTACCGGTACTTAAATATCTGGCCATTCTTCGAAAGAAATTGATTGAGAGTGTTCGGGCGATGCATACTGCAGAAATGGATTTGACGGAAATTGAAGCCGAGACAGGTTTATCTATAAAGACTCTAAAGCAAATAATATGAACAGCTTCCTTGTAAACTTATTCTTGTATTATGCACGGTTCCCGGCACAAAAAGGCGTACAACAACTCTTCAATAAGGGTAGGAGTGGTTTAGCCGGCTATTCAGAACTTGAAGCGAAAATTAAGGATCTCCCTGAAGCAATTATTCCGGAGATTAACAATTATATCTTTTCCTCAAACTTCGAAGCCGTTCAATATAGCGTCAATAACCTGATTGGCTATTATCTGTTCGTTGACTATGGAGAGATTTCAAGTACTGCTGACCGGGTAAACAATAATGTTGAAACGAGTCGAATGGCTATTACTGTGGCATACAAGACAAAAAGCTTTTCCAATGATATCATAGAGCAGCTCCTCACTTCAGAACAATGCTTGCAGTACCTGGTGCAAATTCGTAATACAATGCTTCGTGAGCAACAAACCATTCCCTGGCTAAAGGAATTATCCAAGTCTCATGACATTGTGCCGTTTGGTCGCTCTGACCTGTCAAGCGTCGGATGGTCGATGCTCTTTGAGCGTAAAGCCTTTGATATGTTCAATGCAAAAGGGCGTTAATTGTCCTTTATTGAGATGTCATAACAAACTTATTTTGACTGAAAATTAAAAGCGATGCATGACTTTACCAGTCTTTTGGGGAAAATGATAATGTACATCACCTTTACCATTGGGTTGGTAGGGTGTAAGTCGAGCTCTCATGTCGAAGTACGTAAGGATGTTCTGCAGGAGAGTATCTCTAATCTTCGTACTAATCAAACAAACACACAACATCTGCAGGAGTTCCTCCGGACGAGTATCACAGAACGTCTCGATGGAAAAATTATCCTTTGGTCGGATCCTGACATCAATGGTAAGCAATATAAGATCGCAGACATAGACTTGTCGGCATTACGACAAACGAATATTGACCAGGACAAACATCTTTTGTCTTCAGACTCAACTCGCATCGAAGAGGAAAACACAACCACCTTTCTGGATAAAAGTGAGACGAATGTTTCAAACAAATCAGATAGTCGTTTGTACAACCCTGTTATTCTCACAATTTGTTTAGGTATCGCATTGATCTTTATGGTATGGTTAATCTTTAAAAAGTAGAATCTTTTTCTTCATAATTAAATATGTAGGTTAGCCGAAATCCGTTTTGCTTGTGAAAGTAGAGCGGATTTTTCTGCATCATATTGGACGAGTATCAGGTTATACCTGATAGCATATCAGTAAAAGCTAAAGAAAGCTAAACACCTTATTATTAAGCAATTAAACTTGACTATTCCGAACACTTGTGTTATCTTAGATATACGATAAAACAAAGAAAATCAAATAGTTATGGAACAGCAAATAGCAAACATTTTAGCGCAAACGGTAACGAAAACACGCAAAATAGAACAGCTTCTAATGCTCGGCCTTACACGCCGACAGGTAGCAGATTTGGCAACAAACGGAAATTACGGCTTTGTACAAAACGTATATGCAAGGATGCAAAACACTTTAAACCCTACAAGCTCTGCAGCTTCTTTTCCCGAATTGGATTATAGCTTTACACGCCGCTTCGGGGTTGAACTCGAAGCCTATAATTGTGACAAGAACGTTTTAGCAAGAGCCTTGCAAGAAGAGGGGATAAACGTAAGAACTGAATCTTACAACCACAATTCACGACCACATTGGAAAATAGTAACAGACTCAAGCTTACGTGGAAATCAAACATTTGAACTTGTAAGCCCAATATTGGAAGGCGAAGCAGGGTTAAAGGAGCTGAAAAAGGTTTGTTGGGTACTTGACGCTTGCGGAGCAAAGGTAAACGTAACCTGCGGAACGCACGTACATTTTGATGCAAGCGCATTTAATATGGACACTTGGAAAAACGTCGCTTTGACATATAAAAATATTGAGAACATAATTGATAAATTTTTACCCGAATCACGAACAAACGGACATTATTGCAAATCCCTTTCACGGATAACAGCTTCCTTGATACAAAGCGTGGATAGCATCACAGCTTTGCAACAACAAGTGTTTCGGAGCGACCGATACTTTAAGGTAAACGTACAAAGCTACTCACGCCACAGGACTATCGAATTTCGCCAGCACTCCGGGACGGTCTCTTTTGAAAAACTTAGCAACTGGATATATTTCCTGAATGGATTGGTTACCTTCGCACAACATGGAAGCCTTGCCAGCGGAACACAACTAAATGAAATACCTTTTTTGGATGATGAATTAAAAACATATTTTAGACAACGAACAAAAAAATTGAATAGATGAAAAAGAAAACCTACACTTTGCAGGACGGCGATACAATTATCGCCTCTTGCGCTTCCGAGTTTGTAACACAGCTTCGCCTCGGCAGCCGTTTTGATTCCGAATGCACAGACGCTGAATATATGGTCAATTTTGCCGAGCGATATCGTCAGCAAACGACAGCTGTCATACGTTCAGATACAGCGGAAAACTTTTTATACGACCTTTCTGACTCAGGGTATATTTCAGATGTGAAATAATACCACAAATGTATTTTCTTGTTTTGAAAAGCACTCTGGCGGGGTGCTTTTTTGCATCATGAACCTGATAGCAGGCATAACCTGCTACTCGTCCAATATCCATCAGTTTTTTCTCTTATTTCTTATAAAAACATCACTTAAAATTTGCATAATAAAGAAACCTTTATTATCTTTGATATATCAAACAAAAGCTATTTGAAATGTTGAACGAAGAAGATGAGTTAAACGCTCTCATAAAACATGAAGAAAGAAATCTTCTGTTTTATGTCCTCCATTATGACATCTTTTACGAAGAAGATTGTGGAATGGAGCTGCTTGAAAATCGAATCAATTTCCACCTTGACAGGTTGATTGATTTGTACAAGCAAAGAAATGAAAGATAACCCTTCGGGGTTATCTTTTTATTAAAAACTTCTAAAAGACGAATGATATGACAGAATTAGAAAAAATTGAAGAACTACGTAAAGAGTTTCTTGCTGCGGAAAATCCGGATCCGGAATACTTCCGTAATAAAATGAAAGCAGAGATGGCATCACGGGACCAGGCAGGCAAAGAACGCCTTGTTGAAGCATTTAAGAAAAGTGCGGAAAATGCGTGTGACCGTGCGGAAAAAGTTTATAATTATGTCTCTCTTAAAATGAGACTGGAGAAAGCATTAAATGTTATATCTATGTCATACATGGCTGAGCATTACTTTAATAAAAGTGGCTCCTGGTTCTCGCAACGTTTACACAATCATAAAGTGAATGGGACCCCGGTCGCTTTCACTGATGGAGAATTATCCATTTTATCTAATGCTCTGGATGAAATGGGGCAACTACTTAAAGATGCTGCACGTTCAATAGCTTGATGTGCTTTTGTTTGATGCCCGACACTCTTTTTTAAGGGTGTCGGGTTTTGTGTTTTAAACAACTATCTTTGCCGCACTAATATTTAATTATATAAATCAATGAAGAAAATTTTGTTAATCTTATTAGCGATAATCGCTCTTATTGTTTATTGGGGAAATAGAGAAGAAAAGATACCAACGTTCGATGATGTTTATCTAAAAGAATTTGGCGAATTACCACCACCAATTGTTCCTAAAGATACAATAGCTGTGGGTACAGAGGTCATAGTAATTAGTCCTATTGCTTTTTGGAATGAAGAACAATTCTCTGCTCTAAAAAGTAACCACTGGAAAGATGCTAAAACTCCTGTATCATTGGCTGTAAATGCAACGGCATTTGTCATAGAGTTTAAAGATCCCGATTTTATTAAAGTTATGACACCATTAAATATTGAGGGGTATGTCTTGAGAGAGTCTGTAACGTTTAATTTACTAACGCCCGATTCTTTACACTATTTTACACATAGAAATATCAGAGAATTAAAAACCTCTGTCAATGATATTGCGGTTAGTTCTGTAAACCTTTGGGAACACAAGACCGAACGGAGCAGAATTGTCGCAAAGCTTTACCACAATGTCCCTTTTGCTCTGTTAGAGGAACATGGTGAATATGTAAGAATAATGACTATCGATGGACAGATAGGATGGTGTATGTCTGATTTTATTAAATAATCTTTGGAGATATCATTTTGCCTATTTTTAGTGTTTTTTGAATAAATATGATACCTCTATCGAAAAAAATGCCCATATTTGCAGAGTCAAACAATCATTATATATAATGTCGCAGGGCAGCGGTTAATTGCTCGAGAACTCCGGGCTTTTTTTTATGCCCACAATTTTATGATATAAGGCGGTTGCCTTTCCCAGTTACTTTTCTGCTCCGGCATTAAGTGATGATTGTTTGACGACATGGGAAACGGCAGCCGTTCTTTGTTTTGCTGTTGTTGAAGAATTGAGACCTGCTCCCACGGGGTCGTAATGTCAAACAATCATCACGTATGAAAACAAAAAGTTTTCCAATATCATCTTCCCGGAGTCGGGAGCATGATATTAATGTATCCAACCCTTTCACCTGGGCGAAAGTCCACGCTCAAGCTCTGAAGCTTCGCGCAAAGCTTCCGGCAGAATTTCACGATGCGTTGCAGATCGATACGCTAAAAGACTTCAAGATTTCCCTCGCCCTGTTAACGGTTCTTTTTGCCACTATGCTGCCTTGGTTTGTGTCGATACCGATTCTTGTGCCAATTGCGTATTCAAGTTATTCATGGAGCACGAAAGGAGGCACAAAATGAGTTATTCTATCTACCAGGTGAGCAAGGAGCAAACAGTTGTTTCTTTCACACAAAATCAAAGAGAACCAAACAAGGTTGGCGAAGCAATGAAAGAGGCCATGTATCAGCTCGTCATCGATGGCGTTACTTACCCTGAAGCTTATAAAGCACTGAAGACCATGCATGATGATTTCAAAGCAAAGAAAACACGTGGTATCGACTCTGTAACTCTGAGTTGCCAAATACCACATGATCAATCTGTTCAAGTACACAAATGCATTTTCTTGTCATATAAGCTGAATGGGACTTTCGCTACCTTCACTGAATATTTACCATATAATAAATAAACTAAATGAATAAGTCTATAAATATTGAAGGTGTACTACTTAATGAAGACATGATTAAGCAACTTCAAACCTGGCAAAAGGATAATGGATCCGATCTGAATTTTGAAATAGAAACGATTGATGACACGGTGACTTTCTTGGCTGAGAACGAAACAGAAGTTAATGGAGGAAAGTCCTGGTCATTGGTACAACGACTATTGGCATTAAAATCATCATTGAACCTTTTAAAAGTAAAATCCTATGACAAAAGAGACTGAAAATACCCCTAAAGAAGTGAAAGATTTATCTGTCTATATCGATACAATAAGGCAACGCTTTAATCCGACAGATAGCGAATCTTCTGCAACGCATAAACTCTCTACAAAGGAGATAGCTAATGCGATAAATGAGTTAAATCCTTCCATTCGTGCAACGCCGGAAGATGTTTATAATGCGTTATTTGAAGCAGGCTTTATATTTCGCTCTCCGAGTGGAATGTCGAGCCTTCAGTTCAAGTGGCTCCTGGTCGAAAAATAAAAACACTCTCTTCTCAGGACAAAGGCGGCTTCGGTCGCCTTTTCTTTTGTCCTTTCTCCTCATTCTTTGCAAAGTTTTCTTTGCTCTTATGATTACAGATGATTTAATAAAGAAAGAGTTTATCACGCGTGTCGTAAACCGAGATATACGCTTCATCTATAAGACACAAGAAGCTGTTGTCCGTGAGAACTTCCCAGACGGTTCCGGAGCATTGGCCAGCCACTTATCTCGCCAGCCGTTTACCTTTTCTTCCGGAGATGCTTCTCAGACCTTTTTCGTTCGTGTTTTTCCATACCTCCGCTTTTTAGACATTCGATATCGTCGTCAACAAATGGGACTGCGTCGTAAGCTCGCACTGTATAACCGTGTCGTTTATGGAGTTCTTTATAATGAAACGCTTCCGGACCTACGCTATGGACTTACTGCAGATATTCGCAAAGGTATAGGCGAAGATCTTATGGCAGCCAACCCTAACACAAATAACATCTAACCATACAATATCATGGCAAAGAAACTCTCTGAAGATGAAATAAAGTGGGTACTCTCCGTTGAATCCTCTCAGGTACAACAGGAGATCCATAAACTAAATAAAGACAGTAAGACACTTATTGCAACAAATAAGGACTTAAGAAAAGAAATGCTTAACCTGGTTGCAGCCGGCAAAAAAGAATCTGCAGAATACAGGAACCTTGATGCTGAGCTGAAAAAGAACAACCAGGCTCTTGACAAGAATAAGCAAAAGGTTACAGAACTTGAGAAGAAGGTAGGCCTGACAGCTCTTACCATGGTGCAACTTAAAAAGCAAGCAAAGGATCTGCAACGCCAACTCGATAACACCTCCCAGGCTGCAAATCCTTCCGAGTATGAAAAGCTGTCTCAACGGTTAGCCTCAGTTCGCTCCCGGATGGACGAGCTTAAAACTTCCGGCAAGAACACACAGGGTGTTCTGCAGGATACCGATAGTTTTATAAAGAAGGGTTCGGCAGCCGTGTTCATGGGTAACATTTGGACAAAGGCTATAGGTCTTATTGGGGATGGTATCAGCAAAGCAAAGGAATTCCTTGCTGAAGGTGATAGAATGGCAGGAGTAGCACAAGGGATTGAGCGTGCATTTAATCGTATAGCAACGCCGGCTCTTCTTTCAGATCTGCAGACGGCAACAAAGAATATGGTTAACAATCTTGAACTTATGAAAACAGCTGTTCATGCTAATAATTTCAAGATACCGTTAACAGAGCTTGGCGACCTTCTGAAGTTCGCTCAGCTCCGGGCTCAGGAAACAGGGGAGAGTGTCGATTACCTAACAAACTCTATTGTAATGGGTATTGGGCGTGAATCACCCTTGATTCTTGATAATTTGGGAATATCCTCCGCACGTTTAAATATAGAAATCGCAAAAACAGGAGATTTTGCAAAAGCCGTGGGCAACATTGTCCGGGACGAGCTTGCAAAATCAGGCGAAGCCCTTGATACTTCAGCCGATAAAACCCAACAGAATATCGCTAAGCAACAAAACATACAAATGTCCCTTGGCTTACGAGTGAAGAACACAACAGATATGATGAGAAATGCTTGGGGCGATTTCTTGTCAGTAGTTAACGATTGGGTAAAAATTCCTGTAGCGGAAACCTTACGTGAAGAGCAAAGAGAATTGAACCTCCTTACACATAGTATTATTTCTGCAACAGGGCGTGAGGAAACACGTAAGCTTCTTATAAAGGAACTCAACAGCCAATATCCGGAGTTCCTTAGAAATCTTGATGTCGAAAAGCTCACAAACGAACAATTGTCTGAACGCCTGAAAGAAGTTAACGGCGAATACGAAAAGAAGATTCGCGTACAGGTGATGAATGACAAGATCCTTGCGCCACTTCAAAAGCAACGTGCTAAATTAATTGAAGAAGAAATGAAAGATATAGCCAACTTAAACAGGTATGTTGACCTTTACGGCGAAAATATGTCATCTTCATTTAAAGAAGCGATCCGCTCAGGAGAAGTCCTGCAAATGTCTACTCAGGATGTAAGCAAAGAATTAGCTCACATGAATCGTATGGGTGCTGAAAATGGAGTAACTGTTGGTTTAAACAAAGTGATTGAACGTTTGACAGAAATCCCTGGCAAATTAAGCTCTATCAATTCTGATATAACAAAGATAACTGACCAGATCACATCATTCGGAGTAACGTCTGTGGTGCCTCCTCCTGTGAACGAAGTGCCTAAATCCTTACTTCAGGAAAAAGAAAAGGAACTCTTGTTGGCCAAGTCGATGCCGGAAGCAACTGAAGCCGAAATCATAGCAAAGAATAAAAAGGTTAAAGCTATCGAGGAAGAAATAGCCAGGCTAAAATCTTTGGGTGTCGAAACGAAAAAGGTGTTGTCTGATGCTAAATCCGCAATGGATGTTGACCTTCAGAACTTTGAAAATACCCATAAGGAAAAAATGCTTCTCCTAAAGAAGCAACGCCTTGAGACGAATCAAGCGGAGTCTGAATACAACCTTCAGGTATTAGCGGATGATGCAAAGCATTACAGTGAGCGAATATCCAAGCTTGAGGAGTATCAAAAGAAAACATCGGATCCGAAATTAAAAGCATCTATCGACAGACAAATCCTTGAGTCGCAAACGGCACTCCTGGAGACCCAAATAAGGCAAGACCGTGAAGCTGTAAATGCTCTAAGAGTAAACCGTGATGATCTCCTTCGTCTCGAAGAAGAATCTTACAAGCAGCAATACACGATTATTAAAAAGGCTCTGTCTGAGCAGCAAATAACAAAGGAGCAACATGATGCACTTATTCTATCGCTTGATTCAGCAACGGCGGAGAATCGCCTGAAGATAAATCAAGCACACCACGATGATGTAAAGAACCTTGAACTATCCTCCGGAGATATAAAGGTAGAAGCCATCAAAGAAGCTAATGCCAAAATGTTGGACGCAGACCTTGATGCTGCAACTAAACGAGCCAACCAACAGAAGGCTCTGCAGGATCTTGTTAAGGACTTCAAAGGTGAGTTCAAGTTAACGACCGTTGGTGAAGATACAGAGCTGCAAAGAAAGACTCTTGACGCAGCATATCAGGCGCGCATTGAGATGGCTGAGAAAGAAGGTATGGATACGACCGAACTTACCAGAGCTTACGAGCAGGCTAAGACTAATATCATACTTGAAGAGCAGCAAAAGCGTAATCAAGTGCTCCAACAATATGGACTTCTTTCAATGCAGGAGCAGTATGAAATGGAGCTTGAACAACTTAAGCAACAACGTGATCAAGGTTTATTGGATGAAGAAGAATATCAATCAGCTCTGACTGATATTAAATGGAAAAACTTATTAAAGGCATTCAACTATTACAAAAACTTGTTTGCCGGAGCTATAACAGCCCTTCAGGACGCGGAGCTGTCTAATATTGATGCGAAATATGATGCGGAACTAGAACGTGCGAAGGGTAATGCAGAAGAAGTAGAGCGTTTAGAAAACGAAAAAGAAGCAAAGAAACTCGAAGTCCAAAAGAAGTATGCTAATGTAAACTTTGCCATTAAAGCTTCCGAGATCATTGCAAATACCGCCGTTGCTATTATAAAAACACTTGCGGACCTCGGACCTATTGCCGGACCTATTGCTGCTGCTTTTGTGGGTGTAACAGGAGCAGCTCAGTTAGCTTCAGCAAATGCAGAGCGTAAGAAGATAATGAGCATGACCGTCAATGGTTCGTCTTCAGGATCTTCCAACACAGGGAAGCGTGTAGTGACAGGAAAAGAATCCGGAGGAAAGATTGATGTTGTCCGCGCACAGGATGGTAAAGAATTCTCCGCTGATTATAATCCTGAAAAACGTGGCTTCGTCGATAAGCCTACCGTCATAGTAGGAGAGGGTCCTACCGGTAGAAGCAAAGAGTGGGTAGCGTCCAATGCTGCTCTTGACAATCCAACCATTGCGCCAATCATCCACCTGATGAATGAGTCTCAGGAGCGTGGTGAAATTCGTACCGTTGACATGAACCAACTCATGCGTCAACGTTTAGCAGGCTTTGCCTCCGGAGGTTCTATTTCGACTCCGGTGGCGATTCCTCCTGCAGAAACCACTCCAGGAACAAACGCTTCTGTGTTGTTTACAACAGAAGATCGTCAAGTGATAAGGGCATTCATCACACAAATAAAGGCTGGCGTTCATGCCTATGTGCTTAGATCTGAACTGAACAAAGAGATTGAATTAGATGAGAAATCAAAAAAAATAGGTAGCAAATGAAAATAATGCATTCTTCCGGAGAGGAGTACGATTTGACACCGGGTGTTACACTTGAGATCGAGCGAACAAACCCCTTCTTCAACTCTTATGGCGAACGCTCGTTACCGGTAACATTGCCTCCGACAGAAGCCAATCGTAGATTGATGGCTTATCCTGATGATATTGCAGGTGTATCGAAGATGTCACAACGTGCAGACGCTATGCTTCAACATGGTGCTTACTTTATGCGTTGCCGGCAGGCGATCTTGTCTGCAAATCAAAAGCATGGCATCGACACGAGTTTTTACTTAAATACCGGTGCTTTTAATGAAAAGGTACAGGATATCTCTTTATCCGAGATATTTGAAAACAAGGTAATCAGCTTCAGCTCTGTCAATGCTGCAATCTCTTTTTGTCAAAACCTCTATGTCAGCTATGACGAACGCTTTGCGTGTTTCCCTGTAAAAATAGACGGAATGACACTAAACGGCTTCTATATTCGTGGTACAATGATGACAAGCACTCCGGTGCTTAATGGCACATATCAAACAACGATGGATGAAGGTGGCAAGACTATATCTCTCGATCCGGGTTACTATATAACTCCCTTCGTACGTGGTGTACACTTGCTCCGTGAGGTCTTTACTCATTTTGGATATCGATTGTTAGATAATTTCTTCACAACGACAGAGCCTTTCCGTTCGATGGTCTTCCTGAATAACACCATCGATACGATTATGAAGTCCGAGATCAGGTATTCGCAGATACTTCCTGATTGCAAGGTTAGCACTTTGCTGAACTTTTATCGCAATATGTTCTGTTGCGAGTTTATCCCGGACGAAGTAAACAGGACTATTGATATTCGTTTTTTTGATGATGTCCTGAGCGAAGAAACAACTACAGATATCTCACACTTGCTCGCCGATAAGTACACGGTTGAACATCCTCCGAAGTTTAAGCAAGTGAAATTAACTGCAGAGTATGTTAATGCTGTACGTCGTGAGCAAACTAAAAACCGTTCGGGTGATGTTCTCACAGAAGCGAACACGGAAACCTTCAATACATTTAAGACAGTAAGGGAACTTCTTAATAAGTTCCCTGATGTTGAGTATGACCCTATCACAGGAGAGTTTTACCGTCTTGGCTTTCGTGGAACTGAGCCTGTTGAGCAAACGGTAGGCTTCCTTTCATGTGACTATTATGCCGGGGGAGACCTGGAACCATTTGAAGTGAAGATAGAATGTAAAATACCAACAGGTTCTGTTTATCGTGGTAATTTCCGCTTTCTCCAGCCATACATTGGTGAAGGACGAGCATTGAACTCGACCGTTGTGATGGATACGGAAAATACTCCTTCAGAAAATACTGAAGAAACAGAGGTCAACGCTGTTGATGGTGACGACTTACCAATTATTCCCTGCTTTGTGGGTCGCCATGCTTCAGGCTATGCCGATTTTGGAACCATCATGAATTACAACGAAGCTGGGACCAGGTTATGGAATTACACTTTAGCGTTTAATGGTCCGGATGGTTTGTTTGAGAGGTTTTGGCGTAAGCGTGATGATTTGCTTCGTAACTCTTTGTTAAAAGTAAAAGCACCTCTTTTGCTATCAGACACAGACAAACTACAATTGTCAGAATACAAGAAGGTGATACTTAATGGCCAAGAACTGTTTCCTGATGTCATTAAGTTTGCCGTGGACCGAATAGAGATTCAAGAATCAACTTTTTACACAACTAAACTGTATGAACCTATATCATCAGCTCTCCCTGATGCGAATCGCATACCAACGCCTTCTTTGTATAGATGGAAACTTGAATATTCGCTAAGTGATCCGAGACCGCTTCCCGGTAATGGCAGACGACTTTGGATATTTAAAGAAGAGCCGACAATACTCTTTTATTCTCCTCCTACAGCTTTTCAACATTCTCAGGGTGGGAGATTCTTCAGTCGTACTTTCCCGGCGCGCTTTTTTAACTCAGGTTCCACATCAGACACCGGTGATGATGGCACTGTTACTACCTGGCTTACACCAACTCTTAAATCGGATTCAGGATCCGGCACTGGAGGAAGGGTCCGTTAGTATTTGAAGGAACAGTTACCCAACACTTAAAGGAAGTGTCCTTTCGCTACCGGTAAAATCGAAAGAAATTTGAATAAAAAACAATTAAATGGCTACAGTTATAAAGAGACCTGATGCGTTAAGCCTCTCCGGAAACATGACTCCCTTTGTCCTGTTCGGTGGCGTGGGCTCAACGTCATTTGTTTTGCAGAAAGGCACGGAAACCATTTTGCGTCAGAGCTACGAGTATGGCTCTGACGGACTTGTCACTATTGACCTGAAGAGTGTAATCGAAAGCAACCTGTCATTTACGCTCAATGCATCCAGGAATAATTATCAGAATGATATTTCGGGCGAATTCCGTGCAATAATTGATGGTCAGCCGTATTCTTTCACGGTTGTTCGCTCAGGCGTTGCGAGCCTTGCCGATACTGCAAGGAATTTCTTGAGACAACATTTTCTCACATGGCAGCCGCGAGTGAAAAAGGTTACTTATTATACTCCGGAATGGCTCACATACTTCGCCATTGATGCAAGCACACTTCGCTTAAAGGCTTATTTCCCTAATGGCTCTACAACCGATATTCATCTTTGTACTTGTCCTGCCGGGAGAGCAACAACCGTAAATGTTCAATACGCAGAGGTCGCTGGACTTCTTGGACATCGCTATCCTTCATATTACGAGATATGGGCAGTCTCTTCCGGGACAAAAATATCAGAGTCGTTGTATTATAGCTATTCTGATGTAGAGAGTGAAGATGAGCAATGGTTCCTTTTCGAGAACAGCCTTGGAGGTCTTGATTCTTTCCGTGCTTTTGGCGTTAATGCATTAAAAGCCGAACATGAACATCAGATAGCGGAGATGGGCGAAACACGCAAAGAGTTTCGTGTCGACACAGATCGGAAGTACACAAAAAACACCGGGCACCTGGATGATTTTGCGCGCCGATGGTTGCTTGACTTCTTCCCATCGTGTGGTAAGTATATCTATGAAGCTTCTGCTATTCGTAAGGTAATAGTGTCTGAAGACAATGTGACGAATAAATCTTCAGACCTTCCATCCTCATACACTTTTACATATCAATACGCTGAAGTATCTCCCTATTTGAACTTACAACGCAACGAATCTGATATCCCTGATAACATCGTTATCCCTGATCTTTCTTCGCCGGATTTTATTTTACCCCCTCGGTTAGCTGAGTACCCAAGATTAAGTCTTACTGAGGGGGTGCTAATTCCTGTTTTTGAGCCACACAATGACAAGCCAGGTGTAACAACCTATGGGCATATTCACGAATCAATATTTGATGATGTCCGTGATTTTGTTGAAGAGAAAGCATCAGAGATAGGTATATTGCTTAATGAACTAAAAGACTCCGGCTTCGGTCAAGGAGGAGGTAGTGAAGGTTCTGGAGAACGCTTCTTTCATATTACTTCTACCGATCAAAAAACCGAGCCTTCTGATGAAAATGCATTTACAGCACTTCGTACACTCCACGAAATAGAGAACAAGTTTAAAGGTCTTGATGACATCTATCTTCGCAAAGACCGTGACGACACAGCGCATGGCTTCATCACCTTTGATGCCGGCTGGATGACACATCAACCAGTAAGGAGTGCCGTTTATTCTGTCGGATGGGAGGTAGAAGATCCTCGAGGCTTTTATCTTACAGAAACCGGAGCAATGTGGCTTCAAACGGTTAATGCCAGGACAGCCATTCTTACCTCCGGAGTATATGGCTCTCCTTACTACGCTTCAGGGTGGGCTGGTTTTGGTTCTATATGGGACATGAAAAAGGCGTTCCTGGAGACGGACTTCATCTCTGTCAGAAAGCAACTCAAGGTAAAAGAACTTGTTGTTGATCAAATAAGAGGGACGAACGGTTCTTTGCTTGTTTCTGACACAAATGTTATAGAAACAGTCGAAGATAGAGGCTCTGTTTGGCGTTGCTATATTGATGACTATGACGGCACAATGTATATGAATATGCGTGTCGACGATATACTTCGCTGTCAAAGATGGGAGAAAACCTCCGGTAAATATTACTTAGCCAGGGTAACAGCTGTCGGTGATGACTGGTTTGAACTATCAAAACAACTCGTAGAAGGTGAAGATACACCTTCAGCCGGTGATGTTGTCGGACGTTGGGACAACCTTAGCGATGAAGATCGTAAAGGATTGATTTACCTTACAGCCTCTGACTCGTATAATCCTTATATGGATGTTCGACACGGTGATTGGAATGCAACAGATGTATTAAAGGTTCGCCTTGGCCGTTTGGATGGAGTTCATGATCCTGTATTCCCTGAGCTGTATAACACGTATAATAATTTCGGATTATATACTAATAATTTCTACGGAACCGGCGACCTTATTCTTCGCAGTACCGGAGAAAGTGTTTCACGGACATTCGAAGTATTACAGGACTCCATCAAGATGGGGCTCTCTGAAATACGTTACGAAATGATTGTTTCTGAAGAAAGCATATTGCTTAACCCGGCTTTCTTAGACGGTACGGAAAATTGGGATTTTACAAATGTTATTTATCCCTGGCTCTTAGATGACCAATACTACACGGCCAATGGTGGTCCCGTGATGAACTTTGTATCAGGAGCAATCCTGATTGAAGACCCAACAAACAAACGTACTGTTCTTCAAATAGCGGATTCAACTGTTACACAACGAAATGTTTTATTTACTGACCGTACACCTGGGAAATATATTCTTTCTTTTTCTTATCGTGCATTGTTACCATTTGGAAAGATTGAAGTTGGTATTCCCGGTACTCCGATATTTATTTCACGACCACTTTCAGAAGACCTCACTTGGCAATATATTGAAGTTACCGGGGACTGGGATGGTACCGGTGACTTTAGGATCTCTGTACCTGGTGGCGTTGCAAATATCATGAATGTTTCTTTTACTTCAGATGCTTTAACGAATGCCATTAATCAGATAAAGGTTGAATATGACACAAAGCTAACATTCTATGCAGAGAAAGCGGTTATGAATTCTTTTCGTGATGAATATGATGCATTTGAACGCGTTGTAAGACGCGATTATGCAACGCAAACGTGGACATACAATGCCATTACTTCCGAAGTCGGTATTATTCTCAATGGTCGTTTACAGCACTATTCCACGACAGTACAGACAGCCTATGAGATTAGTAACTCTATTTATGACTTAAATCTCGGTTTGTCTTCCCGAATCACACAAGAGGTTAATAGCTTAAATATTTCTTTTACCAATAGGCTTAATGAAGTAAAAGGTGTTACTGATGCGTTTTACAACTTCTCATCGGAGAAGCTCTATATGAATCGACGCATCGAAATAGGTGCTGGAACGGGAAATAATTTTGTTTGTCAGGGAGGCATTGCCCCCAATGTTAACAGTAATGCTCCAGCCTTTTGGCTTGGTTCAACTTTCGCAGGTGCTTACCGAAATAGTTATGGTGATGTGACAGCTCCAATAGTTATGACACATAATGGAGATGCTTGGTTTGCAAATAATAAGATTAAGTTTTCTGCAAATGGTAGAGCTGATTTTAAGAGTCTTCGAGTAACGGACTATTCAGACACAAATGTGCTTTGTGTTGGTTGTGTCTTTAAGTTAACCCCCAATGGCACGTCTATTCTTGGGGGTAGTTCCGGCTATGGCTTTATGTTTAGAACAACTTACAATGTCAATAATAAAAGACATTATTACGATGTGATATTTCACCAGCCTATTTCGTCTCGCACTTTTTTTATAACACAGGGGTTGTTTAACGAAAGTCATGATGGTGGCGGCTTAGGCTATGGTACTGTAGAGAAGATCTCAGACCTGCAATATAGATTTTACACCTCAGATGATAGCAGCACAAATCCGCGCGACTTGCTGGTTATGATGTGTTACGCACCTGGATGGTATAGCGGATAATTTTAAATATATACAACAATGGAAATTAATTTTAAAGTAGAATTGAAAGATGCTTTTGGTAAAACAGTTATGATTATCGAACGCGACAAAACAACAGGAGATGTCTCTAAGTCAATGCCTGTTATTGTTAATGAAGAGCTTGTAAATCTTCTCGCTCATCCTAAAGCCTCTAGAAGTAGTGAACCAGCATCGCAGATGCAAGTACTTCATAGAATGACACTCTCTATGAAAATTGCTACCGGAGCCTCTGTTGATTATGACGAAGATGAATTATTAATCATTCGTGAAACAGTAATGAATCTTTATAACGAGAAGCTCATATCGCTCATTCTGGCTGCTCGTATTCTTGAACTTATAAAAAGTAAATAACTATGGCACTTGATAAAAAGAAAACAATATGCACCTGCATCTTTGAAAACATAGAAAAAGGTTGTGTGTTCAACTATGAAACTATATATGAGCAGGGTAAGGGTATAGAGCGCATAAATTTCTCTATACAAAAAGACAATACAATGATAGTTAGAGGCTATTCTATGCCGAAACAAAATTTGTACTCGTTCGAAACAATCTTCCAATTCCAGGATGTAAACCGCCAGGAGTTACAAAGCATTGTTGATGCAGACTTAGAACAGATTCCTTCACTCTTAGACAACTAACATTATGGCTGATGAAGTAGCACTAACCTCCAAACAACTGGAGCAAGCGTATCACTATTTCTTACAGAAAGGAGCTAGTATCGCAGGTCTTGAGGATGGTGGTGCAGACTTAACACAAATGTACCTTGCTCCGGTTATAAAGTATTCCGCTGGCGGCATTGCAGCGAAATTAGTACGTATGTCCGTTTCTCTGCTGAAGGCAAAGGAGGTTATGTTAAAGAGGGATGGTAATAACATAGTCTGGGTTCATCAGGGGGAAGATAATAGTGAAACTCTTTTTACTCTTGAAGACATCAAAGGAGCACCTGGGCAAACTCCTTCTTTCCGTACATCCGGAGCAAATGGTATTGAATGGAAGTATGAAGATGAAGACGACAGCGAATATCGTCCACTTATAGCAGTAGATCTTCTTCGTTTGACATTTGACCAGTTGACACCAGGGCAAAAGGAAGAGCTAAAGTTGCATTTCTCCGATTTGAGCGAAGCAGATCTTCTTGTTTTAATGAAGCCGGCTCTTGATGCTGCAGCAACAGCTAAAAATCAAATGCAAGAGTTTTCTTCAGCTGAAGAAACACGTGCTGACAATGAGCAAAAGCGCGTAGAGGATGAATCAAAGCGTGTTACTGCTGAAGAAAAGAGAGCAGGTAACGAATCAGATCGTGTTGCAGCAGAAGCTTTACGCAAGTTATTTATGGATGCCTGTATTGTTGAAGAACAATTACGGAAGACCGCTGAGATAAAACGGGAGGATGCGGAAGCCATACGTAAAAGTCAGGAGTCCTATCGAGAGGAGGCAACATTACAGGCTCTTGTTGATGCCGAGGAAGCAACAAACAAACTGAATGAACAAGCAGAGCATCGTGACGAAATTCGTGAGGATGGCTGGTGGTATCGTTGGGACTTAGATCAGCAGGACTATGTGCGATTTAAGAAGGCGCAAACGGATTTAATTCTTCCCGTTTTTTCGACAGATGTCAAAACAGGCATGATGAAGATCCAAGTTCCTCAAGAATTAAAGAGGCTAATCTTTAGAGTAAATGATAAAAAGCAATTAACATACAAATACGAGTAATATGGATGCAAATGAAAATATATTAGTGAAGGTTGGGTTTTCCCTTGATGGCGATTGGCATCACGACACTGAGTATTTGGAGCTGTCTGTTGTTCAACATGGGAAAGGGGCATACGCTGCGAAAGTCCCAAACGAAGGCGTTGAGCCGGGCACAGATGAAGATGTGTGGCAAATGATTGCCTATATAGGAGCAGATGGCAGAGGACTTGTTGTTCTTCCTAATGGTAATATTGGGTATTATGATAATGGCGAACTTGTGGATTCGGGGATTTCTTCCGGAGCATCAATTGATATTGATAATATTACAGTCAACTTCTCAGAGCCATCAGAGCGTGTGAATGTCGAAACAGGAGATAATATGCCTGTTCTCTTTGGTAAAATAAGCAAATGGTTTTCAAACTTAAAGGCATTAGCATTTAAGGATAAAGTAGATTGGGATAACGACATAAACAACCGCCCATCAATACCAACCGTTCCGACAAAAGTAGGTGCCTTTGAGAATGATAAGCAGTTTCAGAGTTTGTCAGAAGTGAACCAAAACATCACAGGAAGAGGCTATCAAACATCAACGCAAGTTGATGCTGCGGTATCAGGGCATAATACATCCGAAGCAGCACATAACGACATCAGGACAAAGTTGTCCGATGTAGAAGCAATTGCACGAGGAAAATCAAGGGCAAAGGTCTTCGATACTGTTGCAGAACTTGACGCATGGCTTGCTGTTGCTGCGAATGTTGCTACGCGACAAATCGGGGATAACTTTTATATCCGTGCTGTTGATGTGCCTGATTATTGGTGGGATGGTTCTGTAAAACTTCCTATCGAGGGCGAAAAGGTAGACCTAACGGAGTACTTGAAAGCGACAGATGCAGCTACAAGGTTTGTCGACAAAGAGACAGGCAAAGGCTTGTCAACAAATGACTTTACTGACAAATATCAGGAGTACATAGACTTCTGCGAAGGCACTCAAACGAGGACTTCAGTCGCTTCTATCCCTACGACGGTAGCGACAACCTTTGCAACAATCAGTTCAAATCAAACGTTTTCGCTATCAGGCACATTAGTACCCGGTCGAATATATACCACCCGAATAAAAGCAAGTGGCGCACAACGTACTGTCGCCTTACCAACTACAGGTGTTTATGTCACTAATGATGTTTCATCAATAGCTATTCCAAATGGGAAAGAAGCAGAGATAAGCGTTCTCTGTGTGACTGCCAGCGAGTATTCTTTACGTGTTATTGAACCTTAATTATTTGCGTTATGGATAAGTTGGCAAGGCGTAGACAATATGGCAAAAAACCATTGATAGAAGTAACAGAACTCATAACCTCCTACAGAGTGTGGATTGCACCCGAAGGCTGTAAAAGTGTTGATGTATGGCTCGTAGGTGCAGGAGAAGGCGGCGGACGCAGCACGGCTACTGGCTCTTCTTCACGTGGCGGTGTTGGCGGTGCCGGCGGCGAGATTCGCTCTTTGTTAAATTATGCGGTGACGGAAAACAGCAGTTATGTTATTCTGGTTGCTACGTCAACAGCGGTAAATTCAACCTTCAACAATGTTAACGGCACATTTGTATTAAAAAATCCAGAATCCGCCCCTGCTTCAAACGGCAAGCACGCTACCGCAGGCATAGATGGCAGATATCCTTTTGATGACCCCCTTCTTTATACTATAATGGGCTCATCGGGTGGCGGTGGTGGCATGGTATTCAGCTCTCGTTATTTCGATGCAGCAATTGGAGGTGTTGGTGCTGGTAATGGTGGGCACACGACTAACAACGCGAATGGCACTTCCAATCGTGCCGGAGGAAATGCGCAATCTGGTAGATATGGCAATGGTGGTGGCGGGGGTGTCGCAATCTCCAGTGGTGGCAACGCAGCGTACGACGGCGGTAGAGGTAGTCAAGGCTGTGTGGTTCTCCGATATAAAAAATATGAATAATAAAATATAATAATCATGTATTACACGAATAGACAAACAATAGCAGACTTTGAGCAAGAACTTTCAAAAAAGGATGGCTTTGAAGTGGTAAAATCCTTTGACGAGCTTAGCGGTCGTAATTGGCTTAAACTAACAGCGAAACAAGTTGCCTTCTATGAAGCAAATCCAAACGCTTCAATAGAGGAAGTGATAAACTGTGCTTTAACGCCTGCTCCTGAAAGAACTTTAGGGGAGGCGATTGCGGAGAAGTTGGAAGCGTTAGCAGCTTATGATGATTCTGGTGCTGTTAATAGTTTCATTGTAAAGATGGGCGAAGACAAGCACCCTACATGGATAACAGCGGAGCAACGAGCATTGTATATGACATCTGTTAATTCGGCAAGACTAATTGACGATGAGAGTATTGAAATAGAATTGCTAGGGCAATTTGTTGAATTACCTATATCAACAGCGGAAAGATTGTTAGCGCAAATCCATCGCTATGCCGATAAAGCAGCAAATGTAACGGCAAGGCACAAAGCAGCTATTGAAGCATTAACAACTATTGAAGAGGTAGATGCTTACGACTTCACGGTAGGCTATCCTGACAAAGTGATTGTTCCATTATCTTAAAGAAAGGAGGGTCTAATGATGAATAAAATGTTAACAATTATTAACGGGGGGGGCAAAACCCTCTTATAATCAACATTTTAGCGCATCTACGAAAGGAGGTGTGCTATGTTAAACTCACGTAGAAGAATGACATATAATAACAAAATAGATGTTGACGCTGTTGCTTTTATCGCTAAAGGTATTACCAATGTAACACATCAGAAAGCTGTAAACTATCTGTGTGTTGAACTGAAGAAAGCGAACCTTTGGAATAAGATGGTAGCTATATATCCGCTTGTTGGTGGTACAGCTGCTTTGCACGCTTGGAATCTAAAGAACTTATCGAAGCACAATATAACATGGGGTTCAGGCGTAACACATTCTGCGCAAGGAGTAGTTAATAATTCAGGTCAATCGACTTTGAATTTACACTCTAACGATATCGCTAATATTGGCACGAGCTTTCATGCGGCTTTTTACTTTCACACAAACTCACAGCCGACAAGGTCCTCATATGTAATTGCACATATAAATATGGCCGAGTCCGGAGACAGTAACTCCATTTACGCCGCAATTCCTCATTCTGATGGGAGGATTTATTACTGCCATTCATCGGGCATGGTTGTTAATGGCCGTCGATTAAAATTTGCTTTGTGTAACAAGCTTGGGCAATCTCAGGCTGTTTATATAGATGGTTCTTCTGCCGTTTCCGCAAACACGACTCCGCGGGCAACCATTTCTCAGTCATTTGTTTTAAATAGGTGCGGACTTAACGGCAGCAATGCCAGTCGGATGTCTTTTATTTCGCTTGGTAGTGGCTTTACCGATGCAGAACAGGCAACTCTTTACAATATAGTCCAACAATATCAAACGATCCTCGGCAGGGCTGTATAGCTCGCCTTGGTATAAATAGTGAAACACAAACAATAATAATAAACTAATAAAGTATGAATACAATTTTAATCATCATTTCAATCTTGGTAACGGTCGTTTACCTTGCTTATACTATTAAGAAATTCGGAGTGCCTCACTCCATTTCGGAGACTTATTATCTGTTGAAGCGTGAGAACAAGAAAAAGTCGGTACTATTCCCCTTCTGGGCGTACGCCACGGCTATCCCTCTGATGATAGCATGGCTTAACATGACAGAGGGCAAAGACTATCAATTCTTATCTTTCTTCGCGCCGGCCGGTCTTATGTTTGTTGGAGCAGCCGCACAGTTCAAAGAGAAGCTAACTGATAAAGTACATTACGGTGGTGCTGCCATTTGTCTTATCGCTGCAGTGATATTAGTAGTCATTTGGGGTTATTTGGGGCTTACGCTGATATGCTTCTTTGCTGCTGTATTAATTATCTACAAGTATGGCAAACCTATCTTTTGGGTTGAAATTGCAGGGTTGTTCGCTGCATTTGTGGCATCACTTTTAAAGGTTTTATGAGGTAATCAAGACTAAACGACAGAATAATGGACTGGACGATAATTACATCGATTATATCAATATTATGTGGCTCGAGTACCGTAATAACATTTATCCTATACAGAAAGCAACAAAAGCGTTTTAAGACGGCAGAGGCTTTCGAGAAAGAAGTCGATGCACTAAAAAACACGGTTGAATCCATGCGACAACAGCTACTATTCTATGATGGAAGGCTGGCTGAAATGCAGAACCTTGTTATTGGCAAAGATGCATACATTAGTCAATTGACGCTGGATAAACATAGATTGGAAGTCAAAAATTCAAAGAACAAAAGCGCAATGAATAGAGCTTATAGCTGTGGACATTGTTCTGATATTTCGTTGTGTCCAGTTCTAAAGCAAAGGGCAGCCAATGATGAAGAATATTTGAAAACGTTGAACTGTATTAAAAAAGATGAGGAGAAAACAAAATGAAATATTTTACAATAAAAGAGCTTTGCCATTCAAATTCAGCAGCAGAGCGTAAGATTGACAACACACCGACAGCGGAGGTAATACATAATTTGACAACACTTGTTAATAACGTATTAGATCCTCTCAGGGAGAAATACGGCAAGCCTATTTATGTTAGTTCCGGTTATCGCTCCCTATTGTTAAATCGTTCAGTAAAAGGTGCAACATCGTCACAACATAGGCTTGGCGAGGCGGTAGATATAACCGTAGGAACAAAGGAAGAGAACAAAAAGTTATTCGAGATAATCAGGAAAGAATTACCATTTGACCAGCTTATTGATGAGAGTGATTTCAGTTGGATTCATGTTAGCTACAGCGAGGGTAGATTAAGAGAACAAGTATTGAAGCTATAATATTATTATATCTCAAAGTCATTGAAGACTTTCACTCCTTCTTGTTTGCTTTCATCCAGTACGTGAGCGTAAATAAGTGTTTCTCTCAATTCAGAATGACCTAAGATGTCTTTAAGACTTGCAAGATCTTTTGTTCGTCTCAAGAATATTGTTGCGAATGTATGCCTGCCTACTTTATGGCTTAATGGCTTGTCTATCTCTGCTATCTTAGCAATCTCCTTCAAAAAGGTATTCATTGTCTGGTCAGCATGGAGCCTCTCAAAGATAGGACCTTTCTGACGCTTGCCAACAAGATTCCGGAGTAGGTTCCTAAGAGGATCTGACACAGGAACAACAATCGGTTCTGGTTTGGAGTTGCGAAGCTTTAAGCGAAAGTAAGTGAAGCTGTCATTGTTAAATTGCTCAAGCTTTAGCGATTTAGCGTCACCGATATGCAAAGAACTAAAGCATAAGAATAAAAAGAATTCAAGAGTTTTATGATACTTGTATTCTAATTCTCCTTCATTGTAAAGATTAACGAGAATTCTTAGTTCTTCTTCATTCAGATAGCAGTAGCTTGCCTTCGTCCTCTTAATACTCCAGTGTTCAAAAGGATTCTCATCCATGTACCCGGCTTTCCATGCTGCTCGCACATATTTTCTTATGGTTGACATATTTTTATATGCCGTGTTCTCGTTGTTTTTTAGCTTTTTACGGAGATAGGAATAGTAGTCATCTAACCATTCAGGCGTGATATCATCAAAGTGTAGGAGTGGGGCAAACGCCTTTAGTTTATTAATTACTCCCCGATGTGTCATTATAGTAGCAAGTTCACTCTTTATCGCATTCTTTTTCTGATACATATCAATGAATTCAAAAAAAGTATCATAGTCATTTGGTCTATTGTATGCCCTGAGAAAAGAATCTTTTGTTAGCTTTTTGTTCCTCAAACGGTACTTAACGAAGACTTCATTTATTCTCGCATGAATTTTGCCAATAATTAGATTTTTATCCTTGTATTGTTTATCATTGATAGTAACACAACTTTTGTTTTTGTCCCAATGCTTTTGGCGACAACGAACTCCTGTGCTACAACTTATCTTATCTCTATTAATATAGAAAGAAATCCATACAATACCATCTTCTTTGTTTTCGGAATATTGCTTGTGAAAAGTCTTAATACTTGCCATTTTGGGGAAATTTATCGGTCTACAATCGGTCTACAAATGGTCGAAAAAAAGACCTAAAATCTACAATCGACCTACACTTTTTCGTTTTTCACACATTGTGGTAATCGGGCTAACTCGTTGATAACCATATAAAACACATAAGCTCCTAATCTTTCGATTAGAAGCTTATCGCATAAATGAGGTTCCTGGCGGATTCGAACCGCCGTAGACGGTTTTGCAGACCGGTGCCTAGCCACTCGGCCAA